GATAGGCAAAGCTGGATGTGTTCTTCGTACATCCTTTTAAGAATAGGATCTTCGATATACATTTTAATAGATAATGATTTGACATTTTTTGTATATAGTCATTTTTAAATTGTAATTCAGTTTAAATTTCTAAACTAAAATGATAAATTTCTTTTTATCTTTATAATATTAGAATATGTTCAGTAAAGCTTTTAAATATATCTGTAGAACTGAACTGAAGTTCAGAGAGAGTAATGAACAATTAATAAAGAGAATCAAACTCAAACATGTATTAGACAGTCTAAATATAAACCATAAAACTGAAATACTGAAACAACACAACTTAAAGGATGCCCATATTTATTGCAAAATTAACAAACTTTCAGGTCAACTTTCAGGTCCATTAATTGAAAACTACATCAAAACGAAATATAAGATGATTAAAAACGAACCTTCAAAATGTATTGGAGATTTAAATTGTAACAAGACTAACTTTGAAATTAAAATTTCAAATGGTGGTAAGGATAAAAAATTCAATTATGTTCAGTTGAGAATGAACCATAGTTGTGACTACATTTTTACATCTTATTATCTGAACTATACCAATCTGAATGATAACGGTGAGTTGTTTATTTTCAGATTGAATAAGGATGATATAAAAAAACTAATATTAAAGTATGGTGGTTATGCTCATGGCACGATTAAGAAACTCGGACAAATATGCAAAAATGACTTGGATAATACTGATAATATTAAAGAGTATGCATTACGACCTAAGTACGGAGATAAATGCTGGAATGAATTACTTCAATATAGAATATCCGATATTGATGTCAATATCTAATCTCTGTTTATCCAACAGACAATGGCTATATATAATACGGTAAATGTTCCACAACCAAAGTATTTTGTCCATTTTATATTATCCTTATCTGAACAAAGTAAACTAGAGTGTAGAATGAAATTGTTGTTTATATTTTTAAACTTATTGTCGCAGTTAGCTTCCTGACAAGACATATGTATACACATCATCAATACAATAATCAATATCGAACTGAAAACTCGTATGTTCATATTATGTTTTGAATTGATATATGATATATACAATATGATCAGGAAGACAGTCCAATCTTTAAAGTGGTCGTACATATCTCCAATCGTTGATGTCATATCATATTTTCTGGCATAGTGACCGTCAAAACAGTCGAAAAAGTATGATACAAAATAGAACAATGCAAATAGAGCGAGTTTCTTATGGTAGAGGAAATAGCAGGAAATCATTCCGGTTAGGAGAGAATAGGTTGTAATCATGTTTGGAGTATATCCCATACGGTAGAAGTAAGGGCATAAACAATCTGCAAATTGAATTAATACATTATCAATTGGATTATCAATCTCATTCGGTATCTTTTTCATTTATTATAGTATTTTTATTTCTATTTGATAATTAAACAAAGAATTAAAGTCATAGGATTCTCCAAATTAAACCAAACGATAAAATATTTTTCTTTTGAATTCATTTCCAATTCAAAAGTTCATTATTGTTTTATTATCTTCCTAATAAGAATAGGTAATATTAATACGAAATAGTGAAATAAAATGACCTGAACATCATTTAGATTTTTAGATAAAATTATATCAGGTAAAGATATAAACAGGAAGACCATAGTTACTACCTTTATATCTATACCCTTTAGCATGCATAATATACCAATAATAAAAAAGATCGTTGGAAACATGTTTATATTGAAATTACCTATCCTAACACCCGATACGGTAAAAAGATATTGAGCTTTGAATAGTTTATCTACATATATTTTATTCAATATTGAAGTTGCAATCAATGGGTAATTTGAACTTACATTTTCAGACTGATTATCATCTGTAGATGTTTGATATGCTATTCTCGGTGTGGTTACATATGATTCTATTTCGTTATCAAGAACCAAGTTTTGGATACAGATATCAATATGATTATTTACTTTACCGTCAAGTTGATTTAGCAGTTTAGTTGCACCTTTTCTTGATAAGATATAACCATGAGCACATAAAGCGAGAGATGGGATACTAATATTTTCTGTTATTTTCTGTGATTTCTTAAATGTTTTTGGTAGAAATGTCCATCTGGAAAACAGTTTGATTATATTGATTTTCTGTTCCTCATCACAACCTGCACATCCAAGGTAAAGTATATCATAATCTTTAGGAACATCCTGAAGAGCAAGTTTCAACTTCTCATTGAAGTTATCTTCAAGGACAACATCATCTTCGAAGATGATTGTGTACTCATCATCTGTTTCCAAGAACATCTTCCATGTGTTCATATGGGATATAGCACAACCAATAGCTGACTTAGGACCAAATGTTTTATATCGACTTGAGACCCGTTTAGCAATGTCTTCATCTGGCATTGTTTTGCCGTTAGCACCTTTGACCAATATGGTCTCAATTCCAAATGACTTTAAGTATTCTATCTTTTCAGTTGCATCATTTAGACTAATCATATAGGCTTTCATTATTTATTATAAAGCATATATGAAATAATCGAGGAGATTAATAATATGTATCTATCGATATGTCATATTTTGAATTGAAAAGCAATTTACTTTTCAGTTCTTAAAGTATATTATACTTTGAATTGGAAACTAATTCAAAAATTCAAATTCTTACCTCTTACAATGATCTTCTTAAGAAGAATAGGTAACATTAATACGAAATAGTGAAATAAAACAACCTGAACATCATTTAGATTTTTAGATAGAACTATATCAGGTGAAGATATAAGAAGAAAGACAATAGTCATTACCCTTATATCGATACCTTTGAACATGCATAGAATACCAATAATAAAAAACAGTATAGTAAATCCGTTTATATTAAAGTTACCTATTCTGAAAGCAGAAACCGAAAAAAGATACTGTGCCTTATACAGTTTTTCGATATATATTTTATTTAATATTGAAGTTGCAATCAATGGGTAATTTGAACTTACATTTTCAGACTGATTATCATCCGTAGATGTTTGATATGCAATCCTTGGTGTTACTGAGTATGATTCTATCTGATTATCAAGAACTAAGTTTTGAATACATATATCAATATGGTGATGCAGTTTGCCATCAAGTTGATCTAGCAGTTTAGTTGCACCCTTTCTCGATACAATATAAGCATGTGTAGCAAAAGCGACAGATGGAATACTAATATTATCAGTTATTTTCCGAGGTGGATTAAATGTCTTTGGAGACATCCAAAGAGTTGCAATAAATTTGACGGTATTAAATTCTTGTTCCTCATCACAACCTGTACATCCAAGGTAAAGTATATCATAATCTTTAGGAACATCCTGTAGAGCAAGTTTCAACTTCTCATTAAAGTTATCTTCAAGGACAACATCATCTTCAAAGATGATTGCATACTCATCATCTGTTTCCAAGAACATCTTCCATGTATTCATATGGGATAGTGCACAACCAATTGCACCTTTAGGACCAAATGTTTTGTATGTATTTGAAACTCGTTTCACTATCTCTTCCATTGGGATTGTTTTACCATTAACACCTTTGACCAACACGGTTTCAATTCCAAATGACTTTAAATAATCTATCTTTTCAGTAGAATCATTTAGACTAATCATGTAAGCCTTCATATTTATTATATATGGAAAAATCTCTAATAATAAATGTTAAGTAAATTGATGGAATGGTTTGCAAAAATAAAAAATTCCAGTTTTAAAAATAAACAGAGATGTCAATTTTTTTATTGGAATCAACAACAATGTTCATTACCATGTAATAGACTAAACTATTGTAAGTATCATCTTTTAAAGGGAATAGCAGTTCAGTTTATTGTATACTTTAATAAGACAAGACTTTTACTATCTTGTGATGTGCCTACAACAGAGTATATAGTGATTGACCCGTATGTTATTGATAAATGGAAAGCTGGTTCTGAGTTAAGGTTAAACATATTGTACAGATTAATTAAATGTATAATAAATAAATTTACAACTCATTTTCAGTTTAAATAGTTAGATAAATAATATAATAATATAAAAATGGAAAACACTGAATCTGACTTATATAGATTGCTTTCAGAGCATTGTTATAATAAGTATAAAACGATTGTCGATAAGACAAATAACAACGGAGGAAACTATTCAATCATCTTTAGACACTTATCAAAAATCGATAATATTCAAGTCATATCAACCTTAAAAATACCTTGCTCATCTCATTGTTCTCATATGGTTTTTGAGACGAGAGACAAGTTACCTCCTTATAAAAATCTGTATACATATACATGTGCTTTTGATGTTGAAAGTAACAATAAAGAGTTCGGGCAAGACGATATATGTCATATGCTAAAAAGCATTTTCCAAGTTGTTACTACACTGAAATTTGATAAAGTATCCGGTAGTTTACAGGAGTATATTGAACCTTTTGGTAACCAGTTTGTTGACGGAAAAGAATGCTCTGTATGCTACGAGTTAACAATGACCAAGACTGTTATATGCGACCATCCAATATGCAGGTACTGTTTTCAACATTTGAGGCAGAAGTTCGTTTGTCCTATTTGCAGAACAAAAACTCGAATTGATGAAGATTCCGATGCTAATCAAGAATCTGATTCAGACTCAGAATAATTAAGTTGTTATTCAAATTGAATAATAACTACAAACACATATCATACCATGAACAATCGATATCATCATTTAACAATTGAAAATTGAACTGATATTTCAGTACTTTTTCAAAACAAATATTCTCACATGTTTTATATCCAAATAGTTGTTTCCAGGCTTCTGCATCACGATTTTCAATTATTGATAAAATGTAATCACACGGATTTGAAATCCAATTGGAACTTAATTCATATATTGAAATTATTAATTCTTCATCATTCCAACTTTGTAAAATTTTGAAGTTGCTTCCAGTTGGATTATCGAAACGGATAAGGATAAAAGTATGCCAAGGTACATAATATCCTTCGAAAATATTAGCGAACAGGCTTACAATTGAGACTGATTTATTCGGAACATCAATTGTTTTATTAATCGTTTTTGAAGGTGAAATCAGTTCGAATTTTTTGATATATGAATCTAATCTTTCTCTTTTAGGAACAGATTCATTTAACTCATTGATATTGTTAGTCATGCTTGCGAAGATATAAAAACTAACACCACGACATCCCATCGTTTTATCACTGTTATAATCATTACGAGTATACTTTTTCCCGTATTTATTATGGACGAATCTTGCAGGTTGAAATCCAGTTGGATTTAATAGTTGATATAGATTTTCATTGAACTTATTAAACTGAGTCATTTCTCTATTTTATCAGTTGAATACAAATGATAAATCAATTTAACTAATAAACTCGTTTCGATGGGTCTTTTCGTTTTTTTGCACATCTCCTATTGATTTCAGACTGAGATAACTCTTTAGCTGTTTTTGGTGTTTTTGGTGTTATTTTATTGTATGGTCTGCAATATGGATACTCACGAATCCATATATCTAAAGGTTTATTTTTTGAACGACCACATGTGACAATTCTGGGTAATTCACAAACATTAATCCATTTCTCGGCATACCACCTTGATAATCCAGTCGTCTTAGGTTTTTTCCCACTATAAGTACCTCCTCTTTTCTTATATTCTTTGACTAACCATCCATTTGCATATGCACTTGGATAAACCTTGAACCTTCTTTTAGCTTCCTCTTTCACTTTTTCATACAGACTCTTGTTAATAGGAATCGGTTTACTCATTTATTATAATAGATATATTTTTTAGAGTTTAGCTTGTTCTGATACTGGATATAATTAAGTCTCTATCTACAGGTCTAGTGTAGTTAGTATTACGAGTAAAATAATCTAAGATAAAATATCCTGCTAAAATCTTTGATAAATTACTGGATTTAGTTGATTTATCCATTAAAAATGCAATATATGACATCTCTTTTGGTATAGCATAATCATTCAGTTTTGATTTGAAACTTGGACTGATTTCAAATCTTCCATGAACAAAACCCTGACTCATTCGTTTTCCTCCTGTAAAAATTCGAATAGCATCTTGAGTATCACTCATAAATTCTAATGGTGGAACAACACTTGATCCATAGAATCTTAAATCATTTGAATCGTAAATAATAAAATCTTTTTGAGACTGATTTAAAACTGGAATATTTATTAGTTGTTTTTTCTTGGTTTCAAAGTATGTATTGTTGACATATGTTGTTGTTGGAGGTTGGTCCCATTGAATAACTGCTGATTGAACTTGATTTTTTCCTGCTTTAATAAAAGGGGTGTTTAAAGGTTCTAACCTATCATCTCTTATTACGAATAACCTAGTACCTAAATCCTCACGAGCAATCTCTTTTTGTTCTTTAAATTGAGGGAAAAAAATCTGGGAAACTCCGAAGTCATTAACCACAAAGAGTTTTCCGTAATTTGGAACATAAAAATCTCTACCATAGATTGTATATTTCCAGTATCCTCCACGATTAACATTATAGATAAGAATATTTTCAGCTTTAATATCATTGTTCATTATTCCGTAATGATACTGTAGAGCATGAAGACCAGCCATAATTTGGAATATAGCTGAATCGAGTTCATTTTCGGGAGGATTCGTTCTAAGCCATCCTACCATATCTCCTGCAGTTGCTATTTCACTTATAGAAAAAGTACATTTAGAAACTTTCCCAACTATCGTTTTAGATTTAAAATTGCATTTATTGCAGTAATAGGTGTCGAATAATATCGGTAAGTTTTGAGCAATAGAATTAAGCACTAATCTGTTAATCAATTTAGCAATATGATTTTCATCTGTTGTTCCTTTCATTATTTTAGCCATCTTGAGAGCGAATGGGAAACGACCATATATGCTTGATTTATCAACTAAACTACATATTGATACTTCTCCAAATGAACCTGAACCGAGTATTTTAACGATATTAATATATCTGGTTAATAATTCTCTGCATTGATTACCTTGTTTCGCATCTTTGATTGTTGAAAGGACTTTCGACATGTTTCTAGCTACATGTCTTCTCAGTCTTACATTCAGGTATATATCTTCTAATTTTAAATTAGACAGTATGTTGATTGCTAATTCTTTGTTACCGATACTGCGATTCAATAAATAACCAGCTACATTAATCAGTTTGTTTTTGGTTGGAACCGATAAAGCATCAACCAGGTCAACTTGACCTTTACTAATTCGTTCTAAAATCCCAGATTCTTTTGATTCCATCATTTATTAATAGATAAATTGAAATTGATTTTTATAGTTAATAATTGATATTAAACAAAATGTCAATTATCAGTAGAATATTTGGTTATGAGACTAAGACTGAAAACCAGTCTATTGTAAAAGAAGAATATAAATATGAAAATCAAGTTGAAAATCAAGTTGAAATAATAAAAGAAGAATCTGATTCCGAAGGAGAAAATCAAACCGATATCTTAGGGAATTTGATATTTGAAAATGCTCATGTTAAACTTTATGTCACACGAGCTAAAAAATTTGTAACTACAGTTAAAGTTTGGATTGGTCAACGACCTCTTAATAGAGATCATGTTATGAAGTTAGCAAAAGAGTTTACTAAACAAGGTCATGTCATGGGAACATTTAAGGTTGTTCGTTCTGAAGACGGGAAAATCCAACTTCTCGATGGTCAACATAGAGTAAGTGCGATTAATGAAATATTGAAATTACAACCAGAATTCAACTGTGACTTAATAATCGAGTTATACGAAACAGACAGATTGGAAAGCAATTCAACTTTAAAATTATTTGAAAAAGCAAACAATGTTCTTAATGTCAAACCGGAGGATATATCACATAAGAGTGCACTATCTGTTGTTGATAAATTATCATCTCAATTCAAGTTGGTTTTTAAAGATGTAGAAGACGGGAAGAGATGCATAAGACCATATATCGACAAGAGAAAACTGTTTGAGAAATTGAAAAAAGCATTTGAGGACCATGATATAGATGAGGATAGTTTGTATAGACAAATAATGGAAAGAAATGAGTATAATAAGAAAAATCTACAGGATGTAGCAGACTTAGCTCGTTCATCTATTGATAAGTGTAAAGTATCTGGATGTTATTTAGGCTTAGAAAAATACTGGATGGAAGAAATCTTATCAATATATAATTAAACGGAAACTGTAAATATTTATTATAGCACTTATCGACCATATGTCATTTGAAACTTTAGAATTTTATATTGGTATCCAATATAAAACTTATTATTAATTCACCCTACCCCTTATTTATTGTTCACTTATCATACTCTCATTTATTGTTCACTTATCATACTCTCAATTATTGTTGTTCAACGAGATTGTCAATTAGATACTGTAAACACTCGATATGTTCAGGTGTATCTTGATTTTCAACAACTCTCATAACAGTTTGATTCCAAGGGCAACCCCGTTGAACAAGAAACTTCAATGCTCTCAGATTACCGTACTTCCCAGCTTTATACATATGTCGAACTGTCATCGGAGACCCATAATCACAAAGTAGTCTCATTATATCAATATTGTCTTCTTTAATCGATTTCGTAAATGCTTTATCATTACAAGGACATTTGAACTGAATTAACAACTTCACCGCTTGCAAATTGTTAAATTCACAAGCTTCAGTCATATTATCCGCACATAGTTTGACTCCAGAGTTCAGAGTATATAATAAGTAATCTTCTGAAGATACATTCTCTATAATAGCTGATAATGTATTAGTATCAATAGGAGAACCATTCTGATGAAGCCATATAAAGCACCCCATATGATTCCCTTCTGTATCGAAAGGAACATTACTCGTGTGTAGTATACGAAAACCCATATTTTTCAGTTCAGTCATAGCTTGAATCTTTCTGTAAACATCCAGTTCACTTTGAATCACTTCAAAATAAATATCAGGAGACAGTAATATATCTATTTCTTCTTCATCATAGAATAATGATAGACAAAACTCGATACAATCAGTATAACCTCTGAATGCAAATTTTTGCATCATAGGAAATACAAACAACGAGTTCAATCTCTCAACTCCCGATAACATGCTGAGTTTTTCCCAAAGGTCTTCGTTGATTGGAAACATGCTCTTCGTATCTTCATAGTTGTTTCCAACGAAAACATACTGGAAAACAGAACGAGGAATCTCGTCAATAGACCAGAAAAGGCATGCTTGAATCACATTCCTAAAATCTGCTTCATTTTCAATTTTCGAACTCGACACGACGAAATCCGAATTGACCTGAAATTCACCTTCACCCTCTTCAAAGTTCCGGTAAAGTTCAGAGTGATGAATCCACTCAGGAACATCATCAATAGTCATAGTCATAGTCTTATATTCATTGTTATATTCCATGATACCTGATTATTGTTGGTATCATTGGTAAAAATCATTTTTTTCTGATATATTTACATCGTCTTTTAGTTTGTATTGTAATTACTTATTATAATTATAATACCAATATTAGTGTTAGTGTTAGTGTTAGTCTCAGTTTAAGTGCAATTTGTAGTTCAATCATCTTCATCTTCATCATCGCCATTACCATCTTCATCCTCATCTTCATCTTCATCTTCACCATTACCATCTTCATCCTCATCTTCATCTTCATCTTCACCATTACCATGACCGTTCTCAATTATATACTCTAAACACCTGATATGTCTAGGAGTATCTCTCTCGAGTGCTTGAATAACCGTATCGTTCCAAGGACACCCCCTTTGAACCAGAAATTCAAATGGATTCACCAACCCATGTACTGCAGCTAAATACAGATGTCTAATTCTCATAGGACAACCATAGTCATAAAGCAATCTCATTATCTCGATATTCTGGTTTTTAATTGCTTTCTCAACTGTCCGTAGCTCCTCGTCACAAGGACAATTGAATTGAATCAATAACTTAACAGCATCCACATTATCGAATTCACATGCTGTACGCATTGCTGAAGAAGTTAAATTTACCCCAGAATTTAGAAAATATAAAAATAAAGAATGATGTTTCAAGTCCCATGGTTCATTCTCCAAAATACAAGACAAAGTAACCGAATCCAATCCACCGCCATTTTGATGAAGCCAGATAACATAGTCAGTATAGTCGTCATCGGTATCGAAAGGTACACATCGTGTATGAAGCACCTCAAAACCGATATTCTTCAGTTCAGTCATAGCTTTGATTTTTTTATGCTTTTTGAGATTACTTTCAATCACCTGTAGATAAACATCACCTTGTCTCAAAAGTTGTATCTTTTCGTCACCTTGCACAAACGAAATACAAAATTCGATACAATCATTATATCCTTTATTTGCAAGACTTTGTACGAGAGAGAATATAGACAAAGCATCACCATCTATACAGGTTGGATCGGATTCAATATTTTTTTCAAACATATCAAGCTTATCCCAAAGTTCCTCATCGTTATGGAACATCTTTTTCACATCTTGGTACCCTTCTTGATTGTACCCCTTTTGTGTAACGAACTCGAAAACAGAGCAAGGAATCTCGTCAATAGACCAGAAAAGGTAAGCTTCGATTACCTTCCTAAAGTCAACGATATTTTCGATTTTCGAGCTCGAGACAACATAATTCGAATTGACCTGAAATTCACCTTCACCCTCTTCAAAGTTCCGGTAAAGTTCAGAGTGATGAATCCACTCAGGAACATCATCAATAGTCATAGTCATAGTCTTATATTCATTGTTATATTCCATGATACCTGATTATCATTGGTATACTGTGTGAAAATCATTTTTTTTACAGTTTATCGTTAATCTGCGAGAGTTCTATACATCTCTGTTCTGTTCTCTCTTGCTCGTGAATAAACCTGAAGTCGGTTTTGAAATATGTATTTAACATTCTCTTCAAATTTTGGCAATGTCTTAAGCCTGCAACCAGTATGAATTCATCTACTTTCCCTCTTTTTAATATTGTAATGATAATGCCTATGTCCATTACTTTGTTCCATGTCAGTTTAATTTCATTCTGTAAATATGAAAGATTCTCCGAATTAAAAATTTCGTGAATATTTTTAAGTATCAATTCGAATTGCCGAACAATTTCGTTTGTAATATATTTTTTTATATTGAGATAAGATTGATAATTATAGTGAGCTGAATCAATACTGAATATCCTTTTTGCAGATTGATAGAAAGGTTGAATAAACTGCTTTATAATCTCCTTTTCTGACAACTCGGTTTTTTTCCAATCATTATCGTACAAATCAGATTGGCCTTTAGCCTTTAAAAAAAGAGTTCTGTAGTCAACTGGAATCAGGTGTTTTTCTTTTTTATGTTTTACAAGATTGTTGTAGGTTGAATTTATGGTTTTCGAACCAATAGTTTTAGGGTTATCGTATTTACTGTATTCAAGTAATATACGACAGTTCTGATTGTTATTAACCTCGTCTAGACAAAAGTCTGATATATCCTTGTTGTTTAGGCAGTTAAAATTATAGTTGTGATACTCAGCAATAATAGTAATTATTTTCTGATTATCAGAGGTGATGTATTGTTGTAGATTAATAGCAGTTCCAAGTTGAGACTGATCTTTCTTCTTTTGTATTTTAATCGTATTCATATTCTTTATAATAAAGCAGATTAATATTTGTAGTTTTAATACAGAGAGGACTCTTGTGTTAAAACTTATACATTCGAAAATTCAACCAGATCCTGAACTGAACGGTTTTTAATCTGTTTGTCAACTCGTTTTCCTTTTACGAACAAACAGTAATCAGGAAACCCTCTAAATCCGGGGATAATTTCTTTAACCTTGTTTCCAAGAGCCTTTTCCTCTGGTTTTTCACCATCAGCTTGGATAGTAGCACATATGATTTTGCCTTGATTCTCATCTGCAAATTGTTGAAAAGCTGGTTTGGCGGTCGTGCAGTGAGGGCACCATGAAGTTTGAAGCATAACTACAACAGGTTTGTCATTTTGTGCATTGTCTGGTAAAACTAGGGTGGTTCCTTTGAAGTCTGTATCATCAAGATACATCACAGGGTAATATAATATTTTGCTGTCGTCCATTTATAGATACCAAGATTTAAATTCATTGTTTAAAGTTTTAAATTACAAAATAAATGCCTATTTTTAAATGCAAAACTAGTGAAGCTTATTATATCAAGATACTTTCCGAACTATTAACTAATAATATTAAGACAGGTTACTTTTCAATTGATAATACCGGTATTAACTTAAGAATCATGGACCACCCTCAGCTTACTCTAATTGATTTAACTTTGGCTTCTGATAATTTTACATCTTACAAGTTTCAATCAAATGATAAAGAGAAGTTATGTATAGGCTTAAATTTAAACCATTTTCATAAAATTTTAAAATCGATCAAGAAAAAGGATTCGTTACAGATGAATATCAATTCAGATGCATCGGATGAACTACAGATTAAAACTATACCTAAGGAGAATACAAGAACCACAACTTCTTATATTAAGATACTTAATATACAGATGATTGATATAGAAATTCCTTCTGGATATGGAAGACCAATTATAGTCAATTCATCTGAGTTTCAAAAAATGTGTAAAGATATCTGTTCAATTGGAAGCACAAATATAAAAGTTGTTTCAAGGAACTTTTATATTGAGTTTATAGCCGATGTAGATAGCATTATCAAACGAAGTGTTTCTTTTGGCGATGAAGATGAAGATGATGACGACGATGATGATTCAGAAGAGAAAAAAGAAGAGGGTGGAATTGAGTCTACTTTTTCAACTGATCAACTACAAAGGATAATGAAAATTTCTGGTTTGAATACAAAACTACATATATATACCGGAAAAGACTTACCTATCTTATTCAGGTCAAATGTTGGAAATTTAGGAATCATATCTGTATATCTAAAGTCAAAGGAAATGATTCGGAAAGAGAGTACAACTAACTATTAGCATTCAAATAAATGGTAAAATTCAAATTGATCATCAATTTAAATTTAATTACAGATTCCTTTACACCTTAAATCTTTGCAAATATTACATAACAATATTTTTATTGACCTTGAACAGAAATTACAGTCGTGATTGTGATAGACAAATTGACTTGTATCTTCTATCTGTCTTTTGCATATCTTAATGCAATATTCACACCTGTAATATAATGAACACTCACTACATACAATATTCTTTTCAAATGGCAGATAAACTGGATAATGAATTAAACTCATATATAATATGACTGATATTTATTAGATAAAATATCAATTTAAACTAAGATTGAATTCATCATCTTCTTTTTTATATATGTTGTTCCAAACGAGTCTCTTGGTATAATATCATCTAGCTTTTTACATACAAAACCATTTTCTATACTGTGGTACACCTTCTTAATTTTATATAATTTTAAAACTGATGTACAATCTGAACATGGTTGTGAATTCCCAAGTTTACAATTATTATTATTTATTTTTACAACATATAAACATATATCTTTCAGTTTGTTTTTATAACTGCTGTTATTTAGTTTTCGGATACAATCCATTTCTGCATGAGTTGAACAACTATACTCTTTTAAAATTGTTTTATCTTTTGAATAAGTACGGTGATGATTATATCCGGAAGCAATTGGTTTCCCACCGTAAACTGCTATACATCCATGACGAAACAACATTTGCGATTTTAAAGCTTCCATTGAAGCTCGAATAATAAAACTTTCCTTTTTCTTTGAATTTATACTTTCCATATTGAATATTACTTAAATTACTAATTTACAACTGTAAGTTGCATTTAATTTCATTTACCAGATTGTTTTCAAGAGAATTGCATTAGACATCATGTGAAGATTTATACCTGTTCCAATACACCTATCACAAGTAGTCGTTCTAAACAGCTTGTTCAGTTTAATAATAAACATATTATCAGACTTTTTTTCTGCCCATCTCTGAGTATGTCCCAAACCATTGCACAAATTACATTTGTATCTTATCTGAAGCATTTCAATTGAATTTATATATTGTAAAATTTAAAATCGTTAATAATAAATGTTTTATTCAATTCAAATGTCAACTTTAATCCTCTTGTATATATTCAGTTGTATTGTTATCCTGCTTTTATTGTTAAAGTTCACATCGACTAAAATTAACATGTTTGCTAACATCATGTTAGGTATATTGATTATTCTTCTTGGACTTCAGCAGGAAAACAGGTTACTTATGTTATTTCTAATAATAATAGGGACATCAATACCAATATATGAATTTATCGGTAAAAACAAACCGAAAGACAGTTCAATCACAAATCCAGCTTCGTGGGGTTAATTACAATTTAAAATCATATTGATAAACAACAGAAAATGACCGATTTTACCTACCTTGATAATATCAATTATAAGAATTCTATTCCTTTTGTGCCTCCTGTTCAATATGGAAAAGTAGTTAAAGTATACGATGGAGATACCTTGACATTAGCCACGAAGTTACCTTACGATAATTCACCTGTTTACAGGTTTCAAGTAAGACTGAATGGAATCGATTGCCCAGAAATGAAAACTCATAACGACTGCGAAAAACAATGTTCTCAGCTCGGTAAAAAACTCGTTAGTGATATGGTCTTAAACAAGATTGTAGAATTAAGAAATGTTGAACTTGAAAAATACGGAAGATTGCTTGCGAGAGTATACTGTAACGAAATTTGTATAAACGATTTATTATGCGAGAGGCATTTAGCAGTTTCATATAATGGTGGGACTAAAATATGTCCTGAAAACTGGATGGATTACTATAATGAGGTTAATATCCCAGTATATGAAAGTAAAGAAGAAAAAGAGTAGATTCCAGTTTAAATTTAATTCATAATAAATGAATTAAATTTCGAGAATTTTAAATTGCATTTAAGACTGTTGATTCATTCAAAATTCCGCCACAATCATCACCTGAACAGATCACCTTTACTCTATTACCAGTAAAAGCTTTGATACCGCCAATATAACCTCTATCATCATCGAAAAGTAACATTTTACTTGTATCCTCTATATTGTAGATCTTTGCAGTCTCAAGTAATGTGAACCCTTTTCTCCATCCATAGATATTAACATTCTCAGGTAGATTTGACTCTATCTTTTGATATGCAGTCTTATTTATCTTTCCGTTTAAATATAAACTGGAAACATTATTAAATGTATCAAAGTCATGTTGAAGCATAAAATTATATAGGTTTTTAGGCATCCATTTAAAAAACATTATAGTATGTGGATTATAGGAAGGATTAGCAGTTGATATTCCAACTGCATATCCTGCATTTAAACATATATCAACAACTCTTTCATTTTCAGTTCCGGTTGTAAGGGTATTATCAATATCAAATAAACAGATTCCTTTGAAAGCTGTTTGTTTTTTCAGGAATGTTTCTAGTTTATATGAAGCATATATTCCGATAATTGTTCCAATAAGAATAAAACCTATAATATACATTATTCGTTTGTTAATCATTTATATATAACAGGATAAATCGTTACCTAAACTTTCTTAAATTGATTTTTTTGTTATTTTGATTGTTGAAATCAGACTGAATAATGAACAATATGATGAATCATATCGAGACTATTATTAATGGTTTTATCACGACTTATAATTCAAGGATAGCTGAGAAGTACAACTTGGATGTATCTGAACTGAATTCCCTTTGGAATGAGGTGAAGGGTTGTGATAACTCTATAACTCCTATTTCTGCTCCTATTCCTATTCCTACTCCTATTTCTAAAACAAAAACAGTAAAACAAGTTGAAATTAAGCCTGTAGAAGGTGAAAAGACATGCCCTTATAGTTTTACCCGTGGACCTAATTCGGGTTCATTTTGTGGTTCAAAAGTAAAGGGTGAAGGCTCGCATTGCTCTCGTCATAAGCAATATGAAGCGAAGGAACAAAAAAAAGTATTACCTCAACCTAAGAAAGTTCAAGAAGATACAAAATCTGCAAATGGAAGTAGTTCTGAGGATGAAGAGAAAGTTAGAGAAGAACTCAAGAAGAAAATATACGATGGATATTCTGAAACTGAGATTAGTCGTATGTTTTTTAGGAAACCTGAATTGAGTAACGGACTATTGTTCCATAAGCAAACAAATTTAGTCTGTGATGAGTCTAAATTTATTGTTGGTAAAAAGGAAGGATCAAATGTTGTTCCATTATCCGAGCAAGACATTAAGGTTGCTAAATCTTGGAATTTTAAAATTAAGCCAAATAACAAACCATTGACTGAAACACAACCACCTATTCAAACACTACCGACTCAGACTCAATCTCAATCTCAATCACAGACTCAATCTCAATCTCAGACTCAGACTCAATCACAGACTCAATCTCAATCTCGTCCGGTAATTCAAAGTATAGTTGAATCTGCTATCACTCATCAAGAAAGTAAGACCGAAACAAAAAAGAAACCAATATTGGTATCAGCTAAAAAATTTAATATTTCAGTTCCTGTTTTAAATGTAAAGATAATTGAAAAAGAAAAGTTACAAGTTAATGATGAGCCTGTTAAACCTAAAACTGTATTAGTCAGTAAATCAGTCTCTCTCAATGAGGAAGCAAAAAACACGAAAAAGTCAATTACCAGCTTGATTGAGCAACAGAAACAAACAAAAACAAGCGAAGATATCGAAGACATGCTCGATGAGATAACCAAAGGTAGTGATGATGATGACGATAACAACTCTCTTCTTGAAGAAGAAGATGAGATTGACATTGGCGATGATGGTGAATACGATGAGGAATAAGTATTTATTGTATAATGAATTGAAGTTCAATATTAATTTTAATGTTTAAACATTAAAATTATTAGACTGTTTAACAGTTTCTTTTATTGTAGGTGGGTTCAGAATCACAACCATAGGCATTTTTAATGGCAAAATAACCAGAGCACGAAGGATTGACTCCGTGAGTTAGAGCATCGTAACCAATAGAACTTCCGTAACTAGGAATAATTTGATAATAAGGACCTTTGGGAGCAGGAACTACTACATCACCAGGCATATTTCTGTTGTTGTAGTTTTGAAGATTTTTATAAACACATCCTCCGTTATTGACAGCAGTAGACATTTATTAAGCAATATATATAATTTTTTTTTATTAAAATTCAAAGGTTTTGATTTTCTCACGGTACATGAATAGTATGATGAGAATAAGAATCAATATACCTACTCCTACAGCAATATAAACTCCAGATGATATACCACTTTGATTTGATAGGGCAAAACCCTCTTTTACATTCGAATTTACATTAGAATTTGCATTTTTTTTTCTATATCTGTAATACATTTATTAAGGTTAAGATTAAATTATATTTAGTGAATTTATGTTTTTGATGATAGCATCAATCATGACCAAATTATCGAAAAACACCTTATCTGTATATAAAACCATGTCATCCAGTTTGTTTCTGATATTGAAAATGTTTTTAACTATCTTATGTTTTGTTGCTTTAATTTCGACGATTTCAGTTTCGTATTTAGCCACAGCATGAGATTTTTGAATATCAGTATGAATTCCACCCTTAGAATCATATTCATCTCTTATATTTTGTATCTTTTCTAATTTTTCTTGTTCAGATTGGTTTATCGTATCAATCATTTTGTAAAGTTTTTGAAGGTAATCTTCATATTGAATTTTCTTTTGATTTAGTTTTTCAATATATAAAAAAACAGATTGCCCTTCAGTTATCATTCGTTGAAAGTTATTTAGATGTTTTCGTTGATTTTTATCGAATATCGAGTATAATCCTTGCCTGATGTTAGAGATATCCGAATTTACGGTAGCTATATCATTATATAGATTTTCAAGGTCAATACTGGTATAGAGATTTCGTGTGTCCTCTCCATCATAGTTTCTAATTTGATAAAGTTCAATCTCGTTTTCAATATTGATAACACATAAATAATTTTTATATAGAATACACAGCTTATATTTTATGGTTTGAACACAGAACTTCATTCGTTTAAGTTGACGACTAATCTCCTTTAACCTTATAGTGTCTTCTTTGTTAATATCTCGTATCGATAGTTCCTTCTTGTAGTTGTCCTCAAGGAATTCCTCCATGTTTTCCCTCTTGTTTTCACTTATATCAATCTCCTCGTAATCCTTCTCGATATCAATGTTGTCAGGTTCCGGTGCATATTTATCCTTTATATCATCTTCAAAATTGTCGGAATCTGTATCGACAATTTTCAGTTTAAAAACATCTTGCTTTTTTGATGTATCTAATTCATAGTTTTGATTTATGTATAAGAATAATGTATCAGTTGTATTTACATTAACAACTTCAATAAAAATACAGTTTCGGTCCAAGGTGAAAAATGCTTTTGAAACGAACCCTTTCGATGATAGAAATCGTTCTAGTTTAGATAATGATAGTCTCATTTATTAAAATTCTTATCGATTTAAAACGATATTTATGTTTAGAAAATAATGGACAGTTATAGCGATGATATTGAGAACCTACCTTTAGACAAAACATATATTCCAACTCAAAATGAGAGGGCAATTGTTGATTCTTTATTTGGAGTTCAAGATAAATCAGTATTAAACAAGATTGTAAACGAGTTAAAAGACCTCGTATTAATTGCCATCCTATTCATTCTATTTTCTCTTAAGAATGTAGATGAATTTATTCAGAAGGTTATTCCAGCAAGCCAAAATTCACTCTATATTTTGCTACTTATTAAAACAATAGGATTTGTAACTATATTTTGGATTCTTAAAAATTTCTATTTATCTCAGTCTAATAATTAACTGTAAATTATTCAAACGAGCACTTTACAAAGTAAACCAGAAATGTAATACATGTCACGGTGATCACGACTTTACTGTAGTTAATCTTTTTAGCTTGGTTATCATATGGTTTGTCTATCATTATAAAATCAGGCTTAAAATAAACCAGTAAAGCAAATAACAAAATTGGAAAGGCGAACATCAATTTATTAAAATCTATTTTTGGAATTGAGCTTATAAAGTTTGTTTCGTTATTTTGAACTGTACTCTGGTCTATCATATCATTGTTCATATTATTATTAAATGAATACTTGCTCACTTCGTTTTGGAGACCAGTAATCGTATCTTCGTAATTACTATATTTTTCCATTTATAAAAGAAAATCTTTTATAAATTTTGAATTTATTAACAACCAATATGAAATGTATCTTGATTAATAAAATTATTTAAACGAATATAGTTACTGGCTATTCCAGTATCGGTTACCCGTTTGATCATTCGGTTCTCCAAAATGAAGTCAGTAGGTTTACATATCATAATATCTACCCTATTACCAGACTCATCAACATATTGCGATAGTTTGTCATTAATGTGCTGAAAATGGGCTATAAAGTTTCCTCCATCCTCATGAGGAACTTCGATACGATTAGTAGATTCTCTTATTTCAATAAAAGCCTGAAGAGCAATTTGATGATGAAGACGACCTTGAATCCAACCCTGAGTTTTATTACTACGGATATAACATCTGTTCAATTCAACTTCCATTTATCATATAGATTATAGATTTATAAATTCATATTTTATATTAGTAAATAACACTATGTTAGCGATATTCAAAAAAATAGAACAAGTATGGGATCAATATGGTTTCGAAGGATTAGTCGTCCTTGCTATTTTCTTTATAATTTGCTATTCAATATATAACTGGTGGAAAGGTAGAAAAGGAACATGGTCTAACAGACAATTTTTTGATTATAACATAAATAAACCAGAAATTGGAAATATCAAACTGAATTCCAATTCGTTTCAAAATAGTTCTAACTCTTTTGGTGAAAGCAAAGGTGAGCAGGAATGCAGGAGAGTTCTACAACATCTATTCAATCAACCCTTTAATAAAGCAAGACCTGACTTCTTAAGGAACGAGGTTACCGGTAATAATTTCAATTTGGAATTAGATTGCTTTAATTCAGATTTGAAATTAGCGGTTGAATATAATGGTATTCAACACTATAAATTTACCCCTTACTTTCATAAGAACAATGAACACTTTTTAAACCAGAAGTATCGAGACTTTATGAAACGAGCACTGTGTAAAGAAACAGGAATCAATCTGATTGAAGTTCCTTATACGGTTAAAAATGATAAGATATATAACTTTCTCAAGTTAGAACTTCTCAAAAAAGGGTATCAAGTTTAATAATCATATTCGACTATAACTTCAATTAGGATGATTCTTTGCTTAAAACGAAGCATATTTTAGATAAATGGACAAAAAACAGATAATTCATATCGCTTCTGAAGTAGTTGTTATTTCAGGATTAGCTGTTTATTTTAAACTGAAAAACAACTCACTTATGAAAATGATTGAAGAACTTGAAAATAAATTGGAAACACAACAGGAATCAATCAATGAGTTTCAAACGAGGTTTTCGACTCAGGAATACGAGCTCCATCGGCATGAGCTCATATTATCTTCTCTGGTTGCAAAAGCAAGAAATATGAAAGAAGATAATATAGAAGAATATCATTATGAACCTATTCAAACAAAAAGAACAAAACCTCAAGTTGGATCTCGAATTCAACCTCAAGTTGTGCAAAGAGTTCAACCTCAACCTCAAGGTGAAAGAAAGAAAACAGAAAAACGAATTGAAACACAAGGTGAAAGAAAGAAAGCGGAAAAACGAATTGAACCTCAAGCTGAAAGAAAGATAACTCATGCTCCTATAGTAGAGACTGTTGACGAGGAATCAGAGGAAGAAAATCTCGATGAAGAGATACTAAACGAGCTAAATGAATTAGTTCAAGGAAGTCCCGCAAGACCTAAAATAGAAGAAAAAGAAGAGGAAGAGGAAATAATTGAAATTGATACAAGCTTAAAAAAAAAAGCCTAGATAATAAACTCCAACTATTTTTATTAGATGTTTTCCCGTTCTAAACCAAAGAAGACTGTAAGACCTAATTATATATCTCATAATACTTGCGATCTCCAATCATTTAAAAAGTGGAAAAAGCACTATGAGAGCGAACTAGATGATATGTATTGTATCTTTATCGATAATATGAATATAAACTTTCCTGAGACAGACTTGATTATAGATGAATACTTTAACTTGTTTTGCAGGATGATTTTTGAATCTTCATCGAAATTTATCGATAGAAATCTTTAATAATTGAAATGAAATCAATATGAGTTTAAAAATTATTTTATAATTATTATAATTATAAAATGGAAGAGAATAAAGAGAATAAAAAGAAGATTGTAGATGGGTTTAATTATATGAATGACGATAATGATGATGAAACATGTGATAGTGAAGAAAATAATGAAAATAGAACTGAAATGGAACTCGAATATGAAAGTCATTTAATACAGACTGCTTTTACAATACAAAAAAATTTATTTGATTATGTAAGCTCGTATGGGCTTCCTCTTTGTGAGAAGTTAGATATTGATAAGCTGATTA